CATTCTTCCAGTGCAATAACACCTTTAAGAACAAGTTGTGTTTTAAGAATGTCTGCAAAAAGAATGGAAAATTTCTTACGAATTCTTTGTACAAACTTTGTGAATTTGAGTTCATCTCTTGTAATGCTATCTGAACGGCCAATAGAGAACCCTGTCTCTTCTGCAAGTCTTGATACTGGTACATTGAGTGAACGGTATAGTTTTTTCTGGAAGTATGTGATATCATCAATCTCACCAAGGTTTGAACCGCCAGGCAAGGTTGTGATTTCTGTACCTCTACCACCTTCTCTACGAGGCAGCCAGAAATCTTCCAACATTGACATATGATTTCTATCGTCACGAATTTCACCAGTTCGTGCATCATACACCAACTTGTTACGATAACGATTCATCACATCTTTTAGATAAGCTTCTGCCTTAATTTTAGGCAAGTTACCAACATCAATGTAGAAAATACGTCTTTCAGGCGCACGAGAGATACGATAGATAACCAACGCATCTTCAATCATACGCAACTGATTTACAGGTTTGATTGCTTTATTTAAATGAGAAAGGACTGTACCTTTATGCATATCCACCAAACCAGATGGACAATATGTAACTGCATCAGGACTAATCTTTACACCAGAAGAAGTTCCAGTATTCTGATCAATTCCTTTTTCATTGTACAGATAGAAATCATCAACTTTACGAACAATTTCCAATCCTGTTTTTTTGTCTACTTCTTTCCTTTGTTCTCTTACTTTTTTAATCTTGCGAGGGTCAATATATCTAAGTTCTTGAAGGCCTTTGCGAGGCGCTTTATTATCAATAATCTTATGATAATAAAGTCTACCGTCAACATACCAACGTCTAAAGATATCATGTCCTTTTGCATTAAAGTCAAGCAAACGCAACACTTCATCAAATTCATCTCTGATTTTCGATTTGATGTTTGCAGAAAGGTCAAGTCTGTCTAGGGAAAGAGATACCGATTGATCTCTTTCATCAGAGACAATCGCTTCATTTACAATATCTTCAATTGCACTGTCACACTCTGGTTGTTGTGCAATATCACGATATCTGCGAATTAAGTCAAGTTCATTACGATCACGGCCATCCATATCAAGGATAGACGCATAATGTCCACCGCCTGATACAATATCAAGTGTGCCGTCATCAGTAGAGGGAGAGGTGAATCCATCACCACTCCCACCCTGATTCGCTCTTGTGATTCTGAAACCAAAAAGTTCCGCCATACTATAATTCTCCTAAGTTCTACCCAACTATTTAGTCGGTTTGTAAAACTGGATTATACGTTACTAGCGGAGAAACTTGTGTATCTCCAAGTTACATCAAAGGATTCAATATCACTTACTGTGTCGTATGACAATTCAATTGGCGCAACTACAGTCGGCCAACAGTTTCTTAGAGTGTAAGACTTTAGAATTCTGTCATCTCTATCCAACTGTTCTACGCTCAACTGAGCAGTGTAATCAGATACATTGACAAGTCCTGTATTCTCTTCAAGATCATTGATACCATTCATCCAACGCTCAATTGCGTTACGAACCATGAAATCAGTGTCGTTGATAACTGTTGTTGTCCAAGTTTCAAAGGTTCTGTCACCAGCGAGGAACAATTGGCGTCCTCTAAAGTTTACAGTTACCTCTGGAATTGTCTGGCCAGGCAACGATGTTGCCTTAACCAAATATTGTGTTCTTACTATATCTAAACCTGTAGCGATTGCTGGGGGTGTTGTCATAATGACACGATACTGGTTCGCTCTTGCACCACCACCGATAAGGTTTGATTTAAAATCGTCTATGCTAGCCATTTCTTATCTCCTTATCCGCCAATCTCACTGAAAGAAACACCAGTTCTAACAGCAATGAAGTTTAGTCTAATGAAGTTGATTGAACGAGCTGGTTTGACATAGATGTCTCCAACAAACTCATTTCTATCAATTACTTCACCAGTGTTATTTGTTTCGTCAGCAACAACTGAGAAGTCAGTGATACCTCTACGTCCTTGAACATCTCTCAAGAATGGTTCCACCAAGTTACGGAATTGTGCTTGAGTAAACTCATCGTTGAACTCAAACAACTGGAACTTAGCAGCAGTAGCAATTGCCTTCTCAAGTACAAGGAACAATCTGCGAACATTGATTCTGTCGAATGCACTTGGGCGTGATAGTGCAGTTTTGTCACCAAACAGAACTGTACCTTGGCCTGGGAATGTGCAGACAGGGTTAATGCGAGCAGGATATAGGATATCCCTTTGTGCCTTTGTTGGGTTGTATGCTAGTTTAACTGCACCACGAATTTGTCCTCTGTTGTAACCAGCTGGTGAGAACCAAGGGTCAGCAACATTGTCTGTATTCGCAGCAAGTCCAGCAATATCACCGTTCAATGGAACATGACGATATACATCGTTGTACTTGTCGTACATATACTTGTATCCACTATCGAATACAGCATAAGACGAACTTGCAAGGTTGTTGAAGAAACCAACAACATTATTTGTTTGTGCAACACCTGTTGTAATACCAACAACGTCTGCTCTACGAGGTGAGATGAAACCAACGCAATCTTTACGGAATTCGCAAAGGTCGATAATGCTAGTTGCATGTGTAACACCATCTGTACTGTCTGGTGATTTACCAGCCATAACTAGGTTGATATCAACTGTGTCTGCATCTGAGAACTTATCATATGCAATATCCAGTTCACCAACTGTAGCGGCAAGTGGACTTGCAGTACCATCTGTACCACCAGTTAGTGTGTCTGTAAGAACACCAGCTTTACCAGCAGTAGATGCATAAGAACTACCAGATGTAACGTCTGTTCCAGCATTTGTCAAGGTTGCATCGTGATCCATCCAACGAACATAACTGGAACCAGTATTGACTACATTTGGATAGAAGTTTGAACCACCTTGTGCGGTTCTTGCAGAGGCAGCTTGTGATACGAAACCATATGTTTCGATTACAGATGTTCCTCTTTGTCCAGCGAGATCGTTGTCGTAACCAGTGATACCACCAGTTGCGTCATACACTACAATGTGCATTTCATCTGCTGAGATATTTTTGTCTGCGGCCCATGTTGATGTGCCAGGAGCACCATCAAACAAGTCGTAGAATCTCCAACGTCTGCGAATTGCTTCGCCACCAGCCATTGCAGATTTTAGTCCACCACCACTAGCAACATCTAATTGACGAATGGTAAGGTCGTTAGTTGCGATTGCAGTAACTTCATACTGTTGTCCGTCTGCTTCTTGAAGGTAAATGATATCACCAACATTAAAGTCTGTACCAGATGTAACTGCAAGGGTTGTTGCACCTACGATATGAGCACTATCTACTGTAGATGAAGCAGTTTGTTCATATGCAGTTGCGTTTGAACAAATTGATACTGCGAGAGCGTTACCATAAGCGCCTGGGAACTTTGCAGCCCACTCACCTACAGAACCCTGTCCACCAGCATAATTTGCATTATATACATCATCATTGTTAATTTGCAATCCAGTGCCGTCTGCTGTTGCGTTCTTTGATCCTGCCATGTCGGCACGAACAACACGCAATGCATTACTGTATTGCAAGAAGTTGGCGGCTGTAAACCATGTTTCATAGTTGTCTGATGTTGGTTTACCAAAAATTGCTACCAACTCTTGCTCTGAACCAATTGCGGCGATTTGTGATACTGGGCCAGTAGTAAAGTGGCCAGCAATCGCACCGATTGATGTAGCAACAGCAGGAACAACATTAGTAAGATCAACCTCATTGACTTGCACGCCAGGGGATACTTGAAATGCCATTTCTGTTTCTCCTTTATGGATTCATTATTAAGTTTTCCAAACTTACACGAATATTTATAAAAAACCTTCTTTTCATTTATTTTTTATAGGTTAGGCAACACATAAATAATAATATGTCGGAGCATTATCAGAAATACAAAGAAACCATAAAGAAGGTTTCCCAAAGAAATTACAGGGCTCGTAAGATATGGATTAATGAATATCTTGGTAACAAAACCTGTGTTTACTGTGGGGAGTCTGAAACCGCCTGTCTCCAATTCTACCCTCACGAGAGGGAAATTCGTAAACTAACAAAAAGAAAAGGATTGAATGAGGAATCTAGAACAGAAGTTGTAGGGTTAATCAATCAATCCAAAGTCGTTTGTGCAAACTGCTTCCTTAAATTAGAAAACGATATTATTGATATTATGTAGGATTTTAATGATTTCTACCAATCAGTATCATGGGCACGAACCACTGGAGCCCAACGAGTTCCATACTCATCGACTACGGTTTCACCATAATCACTCACACCATCATCAATAAATCCGAATGGTGCCATGTCTTGTTCTAGTTGATTTTGTTGTTCTGCAAACATTCTAGCACGAATGTCATCATCTGTCAACTCTTTAAAATATGTTTGTTGTACTAACCATGCAAAGATAACACAACACATTGCAAGGTCATCTGTGTGTCCTTCCTCAGCCTCATAGGATTGTCCTTTGAGAATAAAGGTAGAGAATTCGTTAATCAAGTCATAATCATTGATAATTAGTTTGTCAGTTTCAATGATTTGTTTGAGATTTGAACATCCCATCTTTTTAACCGCTTTAGTTGTCCTTACCCCAAGTTGTGCTTTTCCACCACTAAAACCACCGCCAACGACTTGACCCGCACGACCACGCATACTTGCCATTATTAGGTTCTCATACTCCAAGTCAAACTGTAGAGAAGTTGCAACCTGTTCACCTATATCATTTACCTCTATGAGTGTATATGCTTGGTTGTATGCAGAGGCTACATCGTGAATGACGTTTGGAAAAAGTAAAGGTTTGATTTCATTGTTACGGTATTTTGCAACAATTGTATAGGGAACCGTAGAAACATCAAACACAATAAATGCAGAATAGTCATTGTTTGTTCCTCTTGACACATCGGCTACAAGTGTGTATGTATGTCCTTCTTTCGGTTTTTCATACATATCCAATCCAGCATTTGACTGAATAGGATTAAAGAAGGCCATAGACTTAATCTTTGATGAGTGTATAAGTGTATTAGAAGAACCTAAGAACTCACATTCAAACTCTCTTTGGAACTGTTCCTTAGAGGTGTTTGCAATAGTTTCTTCTTTCCATTTCTCATCACGGCCAGGAACTTCACTCCAATGCACATCAATAACATTGTAAGAGTTTCTTTCGTTCTCTGCATCCACCCAAAGTTTGTAGAACAAGTTCATACCATTTGGTGTAGAAACAATAATAACCTTTGTAGACTTACCAGATGAGATTGTAGGATACACAGAACTAAAGAAGTCCTCTGCAACATTGGTAGGAACGAATGCAAATTCGTCCAAGAAGATCATGTTGTAAGAACCACCACGAACCGCCGATGAGGACGTAGATGATGCAACCACACGAGAACCGTTTTCTAAATCCAGTGAACCTTTGTTCCAAGACATAACGCCTTGTTGTAACCACTTAGGAAGGTTTTCGTATGCAAGTTGCAAACGAGAAAGAATGTCTCGTGCAGTCGAAGCCTTGTTTGCTAGGATTGCAACATTCATGTTAGGATTGAAGAGAATATAGTGTAGAATATAAGACACCAGAGTAGTAGACTTACCACTCTGTCTAGGCATCTTACAGATTGTGAAACGATTGTTGTGGATTGTTCCAATCATGTCCTTTTGAAAAGGGAACATTTTGAATGGAATGAGTCCTTCATCCAAAGAAACAATTTTGATATAATTTTGAATAAAGTGTAGGGGTTCTTCCATACACTTCTGATATTCAAGAATTTGTTCCTTTGTCCACTCTACAGGAACATTGGATTTTTTTAGTAGAGGGTTTCCAAGATAGTGATCATAATTTTGCATAACATGTTTTTTTATTCAGCGTCAGCGATAGTTAGAGTGCCTTCATTGACTTGGCGCATGATTTCGGCGTAGTGACGATTTGCTGGATCGAGTGGGACGGACATTTCAACACCGCCGATGGTGGCTTGAATTGCTACATTTGTACCTTTATCAGCAGCATATTGAGCATTTGTGATATTCATTTCATTCATTTTTTATAACTCCGCTCCCAAATCTAAATAACCATTTAACTGAGTCGTAAAGAAATAAGGTCTAAATGCTGTTGCGCCTCCACCCGACATCGCCAATACTAAATAAATAACTCTATTGTTAGAGGATAAATCAATTCTTATGGTAACACCTGTAACATTATGAACATTGGTTGTATCTTGTATTGCTAAAAGATTAGCAGTTGCAGATGGAGAACCTCGGAACTCTACTGGTGCAACTACTACTCCAGCAGCAGCCGTAGTGCTTTGTCCTATGGCATTTCCAAACACAGTTCCTGTGGCTCCAGCACCACCTCCAAAACGATAAAAGTACCTCTGACATAACGCAAGCTCTTCTGCATAAATTCTGTGCTCAAAAGAAGTATGAACAGTGCCTTGTTCAACTTGAAAACCAGTAAGTTGCCATGTTGCACCATTGG